TTGGTGCAAATAATATTTATTTTTTGGTGCAAATAATATTTATTTTTACCCAAACAATATTTTATCATTTATTGTTGATTCATTTATTTTATCCTGAATAATTTTATTATTGATTTTATTTCCGAAACAATATGATTTACCCAATAAATGAGTTATTGTACTTAAATCTTTAATGTTATCTGTTTGGTTTATAATATTTATTAATAATTTATATTCTTTTTTATTGATATTTTCTATTAATTCGTTTAACATATTAATTGCCATTTCTTTTTTTAAATTAATTCGTTTCTTTATTTGTATACTTTTTTCAACGTCCTTAATTGTTAAACCATCTTTTAGTATATCCTCAAGTTTATTTTTATTAATTTTATTGGTTATATTATTTTTTTTAGTGTGTGACATTGCTTCTTTTATTAAATTCCTGTTATTTTCAAAATGTTTTTTTAAGTGGGCAACTAATTTTTTCTTTGCATTTGTATCAATATGCTTTCCTCTTAATGTATTTGATAAATCCATTAATGCATCTTTTGCGTATTTATGTTTATCATCCTTTAAAAAATCTTTTATCTCATCATAAATTTTTAATAAATCTTGTTCCTTCGAGTTTAATAAAATTTCCATAATAACACTGATTCTTTCATAAAGCCATTGGTCTCCATCAAAAATAATTCCGTATCCAGAATGTTTTTCGGGAAGTCCAATATTATGATGATTTAATCTTTGTGGATTTAAATTTACTTTGATGATTATCATTTCCATCGGATTTTCATTTGAACTAAATATTTCGAATTTTTCATTAATTGATAAACAATCAATTCCATCTTTGCTAAATGGAATTAAATTATATTGTTTAATAATAATTTTATTATTATCACCTGTTGCAATAATGTGGTTTCCATTTTTATTTTTATTTTTTTCGATGTGTGTGTATGTTATACTAGCTGTACAATTTTTGATGTGTTTATCAATAATATCACGCCTATTAGATTTTTTGTCACAATATTTGCATTTATAAATTTGTATTTTTTTATCAATATTTTTCATAATAGAACAAGGCGTTTTCCTTGATAAATGTCTTTCATAATCACCTTTGCGTACGAATTTCTTTGTGCAGTTATTGCATTTATATTCTACCATTATACTATCATGTAGTATTTTTTTCTTTAAAATATATATATGATGTAATTTTGCATTAAAAAATGAACAGTGACAAATTTAACAATTAACAATTGTATTAATTATTAATTGTTAAATCAATTATTTCGCGTGATATTGTTTCGATATCTTTATTTTTTGTATTAAGTATATAATCATAAACCAAATTATCCCTTAGTTTGATAAAATAGTCCGCATCATCATTGATATCCATTGCAGAAAAAATATTGGTAGCGAATTCTACAAGTTCGGTTTCTGAACTAAATTCATATTTGATATTTTTTAATGCTTCAATTAAATCCTTTCTGTTAACAACATCAATGGCGTCATTTTTGGAATCGGTTCTAATATATTTTTTAGCAAATTGACCAAAAACAAATATTCCTCTTGGTTCGGATGTTTGTCTGCTTACAATATTTCTAACCAAATCTTCTGGAGATGCATAAACAATAATAATAAAAATTTTGTCTCGATCTATAATATCCAACAAATGTTGGTTGATATTATCAAATACTACTTTGGAATATTTTTTAGATTCTTCCACCATTAATTTTCTGGCCTGGTTTGTAATTAGTTTTTGAATTTTTTCCTGGCCAAGATATTCATTTGGCAAATCTTTATAAACCAATTTCTTCATATGTTCAAACGAAAAATCATCAATACTAATAGCATGGTATCCCATATTTTCGAATACTTTGCTGACAGTTGTTTTACCGGCCGATGATGTTCCGTCCAATAAAACTAAATCCGACATACCACCCATTTGTAAAGATTGTTTCAGATTAAGATATTTTTGCTTATATTTAAAATATCTAGTTTTGTACATATATATATATATAAACGGACAAATTAAATAATTATTTTTTCAATTATTTGAATTAATGGATTGTTAGGGAAAATATTGAAAAAAATTCAATACTTACATAATATACATAAAAATATGCAGAAAAATATAATTACGATAATATTAAATTAATAATAATGAAAGATCATAGATTGGTTAAATACAAAGGAAAATCGTATTATGTGTGTCGTTACAAAAGAAAAGATGGTAGTAGTAAATTATTTGTCATTGATAAAGAAGATTTACAAAAAATTTTGGCACAAGAACATTCATGGTACCGAGTTAATGGATGTGTTGGATACTCCGAAATGACAAATGGAAAATCTTCATATCATTATTTGCATAATCTCATTATGGATAAACAAAAAGACAAATATATTATTGATCATATTAACCAAAATACGCATGACAATAGGAAGGCCAATTTGATCATAAGTAAAAAAAATCCTGAATTGACAAAAGATAATTCTGACAAACAAATTAAATTAATGAAAGAATTTAATGATATTCTTAAACTTTCCGAATATAAATGGGCAAATACTAATTCAATAAAAATACCAAAAAAAGTATCAAAATCTGATTCGGAAACAAGTGATAAAACTAAATCTGATAAAAAAAAATCATCGGGTTCTAAAACTAGTAAACCAATTAGATCATCATCGGGTTCAAAAACTAGTAAATCTATTAAATCATATTCTGGTTCGAAAACTAGTAAATCTATTAAATCATATTCGGGTTCGAAAACTAGTAAATCAATTGGATCATCATCGGGTTCTAAAATAAATAAACCAATCAGATCATCATCTGGTTCGAAAACTAATAAACCTATTAGATCATCATTTAGTTCAAAAACGAGTAAACCTATTAGATCATCATCAGGTTCAAAAACTAATAAACCTATTAGATCATCATCAGGTTCTAAGACAAATAAACTTATTAAATCATCAGGTTCTAAAACAAATAAAACGATTAGATCATCATCCGATTCTAAAACGGGTAAACTTATTAAATCATCAGGTTCTAAAATGAGTAACCCAAATAAATCATCTAATTTTAAAATGAATAAACCAATTAATTCGCACAAACCATCTAATTTTAAAAAACATAAGCCAATTAAAAAATCGTTTGGTTCCAAAACAAATAAATTCAATGCAACAAGCCATAATAGATATATTGAAGTATAATATTAGTTATAATTCGAAAAACTTTTTTTATTAAATAAAAAATTATGTTTTCACATTAATTAATTCTAGAATTCGTGCATAAATCTCATTAAAGTTTAATATGTAATAGTTTCTGGATCGATATAAATTATTACATTCGATTGTATTATCTTTCCATTCATTCAAATTAATAAATCTAATTAGTTTGTCTTGTACTTCATCCGGATTTTTTTGCCATTGCTCAAAAAACCATTCTTTTCGAGAATACAATTTATCAATTTGTCTATAGAAACGCTGCTCTAGTGTTTGTTCAATCAAATTATCTATGTAAAACAAATGTTTGGTATGAAAATTATAGTAATCCAATTCTTTTTGAGTTGGACCTAAACAAAATACAACATCCAAACCAACAAATATTAATGATTTATCTTGATGATTATTAATATAATTATCAATATATTCTTGGTAGGATTTAATTGAATTTTGTTTTGTGTATTCAGCCCATAAATCATCCAAATCTTCGACATAAATTTTATTTTTGAATTCTTCCATTAGTTTGTTACCCAATGTAGTTTTTCCACTGCCTTGTGGACCAGCGATATGGATGATTAGATTGGAACCAGTTATTTGATTTTTCAGACGGAGATATTTTTGTTTGTATAATAGATATTTTTGGCGGTAGTCCATTTAAATAATAATTATAATACAAAATAAGATATTTATTGACTATTGATTAAACAATCAAAAAAATGAAAAAAAATTGAAAAAAAATTATACTTTTGAATAATATATGCAATAGTTTTCAAATTATTAATATTAAAAAAATAGTTGGTCGATAAATAATATGAATTTAAACAAACCTAAAAATATTTCTCCTCAAATTTTAACCGCTTATAAATTTTTGAGAAAATTTCAAATATCAAGAATAATATCTGATCCTGTTAATTTAAATAATGTATTGAACGATTATATTTTAACAATGAATAAAAATTATAATTTTTATGATGATCGTATAAATGTTAATATTAAAAACAAAAAAAAATACAAATGCAAAGATCATATTGAAAATTTTAGAAAATTCAAGAAAAATGAAATATTATCAAAAACTGAATTTAATCTTGTAAAAAAATTTTATGAAGAACTATTAAACCATGTTGATACAACATTAAACAAAACATTTTATTTAGGTACTATTTTTAGTGACAAAGATATTAAAACTTTAATAAATACAGAATCACCTTATGAATTTTCTCATAATATAGAACAAAAAAATATCATAATTGATATTGATGGTACTTTATCAGAAAAAGAACAGGAAAATGCTGATATATTACCATGGGATTTAATTGATTGGAATTTTTTTGTGGGTCAGTTTTGTAAATTAGCGGAAAAACATAAATATGGAGATATTGTGTCTAATATGGATTTTCCGAAAGACTTGGATACTCTATTTTTTTGTAATAAAAAACGACAATTTAAATATATTTGTATGCATGACATTCTTGATTCTTGTTCTGAAAATATATCCTACAAAATAAATTTTGACGAATCTAATTCTAAAAATTTATATATCGACATGTATCGATTTGATTGATTTTTAATAATACTAATAATATTATTATTAAAATCTAAAAAAATGCGTATTTTGTAAAATATATATAATATTAATGGTTTGAATTTTATTGCATATTTATGGTTATTTTTATAATCCAGAAACACATAAATATCATTATTTATAAATTTAAAAACATGTATGGTATTAAGTACAATGATATAAAAAATTGATAACTTTAATAGATTAGAATAAAAAGTAAATGCAAAAAAATCAAAAAATGCCAGGAAGTAAAACATCAAAAAAAAATATATGTTCCGGATGTAAAAAACCGAAACCATCAAATTGTGTCACAAAAACATGTATTTCGTGCATAAAACGTGCAGCGCAAGTAAGAGAAAATGCTAGAAACAATAAAATAGAATGTGTTGCTATAAAAGATGATGGCACAAAATGTACAAATAAAGTTCATAAAGATTGTGGAAACAAATATTGTGCCAAACATAAGAAAGAATGGTTAGAGGAACAGGAAGCTAAAGGTAAAAATGTACGCAGATGTAATTCTAGAATACGATGCGATCCTGATAAACCTGGCATTAAAGCTATTTTGCCAACTGGTTATGCCAAAAAGAAATGTGAAGCTTGTTTGATAAAAGAACAACAACAAAGTAAGGAAAGGAGAGAAAATAGATATGAATTAAATAAAAAAACAAAAAATATACAATATTGTTTAAAATGTGGAACTGAAATACAATTGGATAAAATTATGATGACAACAAAAGGAGATAGTTCATTATATTGCGAGAAATGTTTTGATCAACGAAAAAATGTGGAAAAAAATAGGGGAAAGAGAGATAGAAAAAATTATTATAAAAAATTTAATTATTATTTGGTAAAGGCGGAAAAAAGAGGATTAGATTTTGAAATATCAAAAGATGAATTCGAAAAAGTACAAAATAATAATTGTTATTATTGTGGAATTCCGGAAAAAAAATATATTCTAGGAATTGATAGATTAAATAATTCTAAAGGGTATATTAAACATAATATAGTAGCTTGTTGTGAAATGTGTAATATGATGAAAAATACTTTGAATGAATCCACATTTATTTTAATATGTGCACATATAGCTAATTTTAATAATTTTCGTAAATTAAAATCATACTCTAAAATTTTTAATAATTATAAAACCAATTCGTATTCGGGTTATAAACATAGCGCTAAAATACGGAATTTAGAATTTGAAATATCGAAAAAAGAATACGAAATCATCACTAATGGTGATCCATGTTATTTATGTGGTAGATATACAAACGAAAATCACTGTAATGGAATTGACAGAGTTGATAACTCGAAAGGATATGTTGATGGAAATTGTAAATCATGTTGTGGGGATTGCAATATAATGAAAAAAAAACTAGAATTTAATGATTTTCGTTTTAAATGTGCATTTATTGCTGACAATCATAAAAATAGATTGGATGAATTATTTGAATCTTGGGTTTCGAGTAGATTTATTAAAAAAAGAGAAAGAAATAATATTAATAAAGATTTGATAATCGAAATTTAATTTTGTATTGTAAATAAAAAAACGAAAAAAATCATTGATTAGATATCAGAAAACTATGTCAATTAAAAACCCGGAAGCTGTTAATAAAAGAATTAATATTAGCATTCCAATAGGAATATGGTCAAGATTTGATGATTAATTTATAATTATTATAAATTGATCATTACAAATAATTGAATTACTAAAAATATATAAAAATCATAAAACATTAATAAATTATCAATAAAAATGGTAAAAAAAACTTGTCGAGTCGAAACTTGTGATTTTACTGGAGATGAAGATTTGTTTATCAAAGGAAAAAATTTATGCAAAAAATGCGCAGCTAAACAAGCGAAAAAATTATATTATAAAAATAACTGCGCAGAAAAAAGAAAAACGAGAAAACATGAATATTATTTAGAACGAAAATCAGGAAGTAAATATCAAATTTTTAATCGATCAAGAATTAAAAACAAGATCAAAAAAAAATGTATTGGTAAAAAAAAGGATGGAAATTCATGTGAATTTAAAACCAGTAAACTATATGATAACCTTTATTGTAAACAACACAAAAATCAATGGCAGTTACACGGAAAGGAAGACAATTTTAAATTATGTACTGGACACAATTGTTTTCCAAATGATTCAAATAAAAAAAGACTACGATTTTTGATAGCAATTGATGATAAATATTCTAAATGTGAAGAATGCCGAAAACAAGAAAGACAAAAAGACAAAGAAGAAAGAGACAGACAAAAGAAAGCAAATGAAAAATTAGAAAATCCGAAAATGTGCGCATGTATTAAATGTTTAGAAGGGATCATATATTTATCCAAAGAAATGGGATTGACAAAAGATGGTAAATTATCAAATTTATGTAAAAAACATTTTGAACAACAACAACACCAATATACAATACAATCAGAAAAAAAAGAAACAATTACTAAACGGAGAAAAAATAACTCCGATAAAAAACGTAGAGCAAATACTAAACGGAGAAAAAATAACTCCGATAAAATACGTAAAACAAAAGCTAAAGAATGGAGAAAAAATAACCCTGATAAAATACGTAGAGCGAATGCTAAATGGAGAAAAAATAACCCCGATAAAACATATAATTATTATACAAAATATCGTGAAAATCAATTAAAATATAATGCGGAAGCGTTTCGAAAAAGAAATGCAGAAAATCAAGCAAAACGAAGAAAAATGCATCCCAAGAAAAAATCAACTTACAGATATAATACTATTGTTAAAGATAAATATCATAGAAGTATAAAGTCTGCAGAGGAAAGAGGATATGATTTTAATATTTCTTATGATATATTTAAAAAATTGGTAGAATCTGATTGTTATTACTGTGGTTGTCCACGAAAAAAATTTTTGAATGGTGTTGATCGTTTGGATAATAAAATAGGTTATATTGAAAATAATATTGTATCTGCATGCAAAATGTGTAATTATATGAAAAATACATTAAATGAAGCTACTTTTATTCTCATGTGTACACATATTATTCATTATAATAAAATGCTCAAACTTAAATCATATCCAAAAGTATTCAATAATATCAATGGATGTACATATTCTAGTTATAAAAATTGCGCAAATAAAAAAAATATTCCATTTGAGATATCAGAAAAAGAATTTAATGAATTACGCAATAAATCGTGTTATATATGTAACAAAAATTGCACAAATCTACGTTTAAATGGTATTGATAGATATGATAATACGAAAGGATATATTTTTGAAAATTGTCAAGCTTGCTGTTATGATTGTAATTGCATGAAAAAAAATTTAAACCATGATAGATTTTTATTTCAATGTGGATATATTGCTTTACAACATAAGAAAAGATTTGATAAATTAGAAAAAAAATGGAAACCAAGTAGGTCTCAAGAAAAAAATTCTAATAAACTTTCGAAAGAAGAATTAAAAGAATTGAGATTAAAACAAAAAAAAGAAAGAGAGGAAAAAACATTAGCCTCGAAATCATTAGAAGCTAGACAAGCACGAATGAAAGAAATAAGGGCGCAAAAAATTTTAGCCAATGAAAATGATATGGTTGAGATTTAATATTTTATTACAATAAAATATTAAATTATTGAAAATTGTGTATCCCAATTTTTTTACATTTTTTGATAAATTTGAATAATTTTCTTAAATTAAAATAAAAATGAATACGCTTATCAATTACTATAGGCCCGCCATATTTTACTTAACTAACTTTTTTAATTGTGTTAGTTAACCCTAAGTTTCCAATAGGGACTAGACTATATCTTATGCTATCAACTTATTCAGTTGATAACCCATCTACATTTAGTCGTTGAACTGCATTCCTTCCTACAATTTATAGGATTCGGAACTTGGCTGCGGATTGCCCATTTCAGAAAGTATAAATACTTTCGTCATCTATAGAATTTTTACCATACCCGAGTTCCACTCTCGGCCATAAGAACGTTACTGTTCCTACTTGGTATCTATAGCTTTAGGAGTTTCCCGCAATTTGAAGATGTCGCCATAATAACATCTTACTTCCGAGAAAGAATAATCATTCTTTCTTGGAAGCAAGATAATTTACTATGACTAACAGCTGTAGCATTCCAAAATGATTTGGAAGATGGACTACTAAATAATTTTTCCCAAAACATATCCATATAGTTTCAGGTATGCTGTTTTTCTGACCTTTATCTGTTAGCTTCAAAAAATGAACAGCCTCAGACAAAAATCCGCCCATGCCCGACATAATTCGCAGGACATTGTAATTGAGTGCGAATATAAGCACTTTATTGTCTGTGTCAGAGAAGACATCAGAATATTTATTGTTAGCGAAATCGTGGAACCACAAGTTCAATTGTGCGGTATCGATACGCGAAAAATTGCAAGTACAAGATGGTTGATGTTCCTCTGGATTCAATGCAAACGAGAAAACGTTAAGACCATCTTTGGGTGTCTTGCTGTGGTGCATGTATGGTACAACAGTATCATGCCAGAAACCAGATCTCTTACTTTGGCGTGCTTGGCCATTGAGTTGGAGTTCAACTTCGGTAACTGGATTCATAGATCCATCAATTAGAAGACCATGGTTGTGGTGTTGCCATACGTTAACATCGAATCTCTTAATATATTCTACACGATTATCATCATGGAATTTGTCGATCGGAATAGATAAATCGGTAATTGTAAGATCATTACGAGTAATTTTTTCTACTTCCGGGTAATTGAGATCATCATTGTCAAAATCGGTGTGAATTCGAATAACACCTTCTACTTTATCCCTGAGATCTACATCTTTATTCCTTTTGATGAGTGGAACAGCTGGTGATAATTTGCCAACTAGAACTGATCCATCGAATTTCTCAGCGGTTGCGGAATCATTGAAAATATATTTGGGTTCTTCTGCGGGATCAGCAGGATTAATACCCATATATTCCACACCACCATCGCCCATATACGAATCATCATTGGTATCAACTGCTACTTCATTAAAGTATCCAAATTCATCCAAATCTAATTGCGCCAATAGGAGTAATTTAGCAGCATTTTCGCGCGCAATCTCCCAGTTGCAATGATCGTATATCATAAATTTACCTCCCTGGTAATTTCCTAATTTGGTAATCCAGTAGAGAGCTTTGACTGGATGATTGAAATTGATTTTATATTTGGCGGAAGCGGCATTACCAAGAGATTCTTCACCACCATGTTGTAATTGTTCAATCAAATATTCGTGAGATACTTGGGCAAAACGCCTACGTTCTTCAGTATCCAAATAAACATAATTGACATATAGGGAAGCATCATCTAATTCGAGATTGTCGCTTCCAGTTTTGAATGCTTCACTGGCAATATAGCATTGTTCAGCAGGTCTGAATTTAACATAGATTTTGACCTGATGGTATTGGAGTGCAATTAAAGGCAACGCCAAACCATTATTACGGCAGAAATAGAAATGAAGAGGTACAAACAATGTATAGGATGGTTTCAAGAGAGTATTCTCAGGCATATCCCAGGATAATGTGCTAATAGAAGTGAGTTCAGGAACATCACCCAACATTTTACCAAGGCCATAATTGTGACCAACATTGCTAGAAAGTTCTTGCCATAGGTGAAGCCAGTCACCGTACAATTTATCAATTTGAGAACCTCCAATTTCTAATTCAGTTTCATCGACAATAGCATGACCGATGTGTCGGACCCACGCAAATTCAACGTGTCCGAATCTTGTAAAATCACCCGAGAATCTAACTTCGGGCAAAACTACTTTCAAAAATACTTGCGTGATTAAATCACCATTACGTGAAATTTCTGCTGTTCCTTTTCTGGCAAAATTAATTGTACCACTGAAATATTGTTCTATAGATTCAACAGCGAAATTAGTGTGTCGTCTGTATACGCGGTTGTTCCCAAAGGTTTCCCAATGGCCCGGACTATAACTTAAAAATCAAAAAGAAATGATTAGTTTCTATGATCACCACTGACATTTAGTCTCTGAACTGCATCCTGCTGAATTATTTTTTATAAATTCTTAATGTATTCTTTTGCATCACTTAGTTTTTCTTCCATATTTTTTTTCATTGATAAAAAACTTTTATATTTTATTTGGGGATGATTTTTAATTACATAACCTTCTTTATGTTTATTTCTATAATGATAAATATATATTGGAAGATCATAATTTTTTTTTCTTACAAATAATTTGGTTTTTGAAATCTCATTTTTTTGTTGTGTGGACATTTTTTTACCAAAATTGGGATTTTTATTACCTTTTTTACTAGTACTCATTTTTTTTATTGAAATATTTGAGAAACAAATATTTTTCTTTCCACCAGTTGTAAGGTTAAATCCATGAGGAGCCAATGTATTATGTAACTTAATCATAAACATTTCAAAAAAATCTAAATCTCTCTTTTCGCATTTAAAAAGAGTTTTTACAGTAAAATTTTCATGACCATATTTTCGAATAGCTCTATATAAATAAGTACAACCTGAATATTTGGTATTCTTTGTTGCACCATAAATATGACACTTCCATCTATTCAAAGTTCCTCCTTTTTTAAATTTTTTACCACTTTTTTTGTAAAGATAACATTGTCCAATATATTTCTTATCCCCATAAGAAATTAAATAGATTTCACCAAAATTTATTAATTTTTTATCCATTAGTGATTCATAAATATTAAATCTTTAAATAATTCAGATATTTAGGTCTCATCAAAACGACCCTTAGGACTTGGCTGCGGATTATCCATTTCAGAATGAATCATATATAATTTGAATACGTTATATTCAATGATCATTCTTTATGCGCGTGATTTTTACCATACCCGAGTTCCATCTCGGCCATTAACCAGTTTCTTAGTTAACTTGGTACACGAAGCGTTTAACAACAATATCTTTCTTGAATAAATTGATTAACTTTTTTTTCATGCAAATTTATTAGATTAGGAATAATATTATTTCCTTTTGACGAATTTTCAGAACACCAACATGGACGTAAATTTGTCCAATTATAACATTTGAAAATATCTGAAGTTTTTGAAAAATCAAATGAGTCACACGGTATTACATGATCAAAACTCCAACCTATTTTTCCCATATTATGCCAAGACATTCCTTCTTCGAATTGATATTCTATCCAGAATTTGAGTTCTTCCATTGGAATGCCTATATATTCTAAGGTTGGTAGAGTTTTATTTTTAATATAATCGCGCAATCTTTTATTGAGACATGTTTTGATACGACAATTTAAATTTGTTCTGTATCTTTCTTTTTGATATTCTCGTTGATATTGCTTGTAAAATTCTTTATTATCAGCAATATGTTTTGCTCTCAAATAATCAACTCGAGGTTTATTATTATTATGCCATTCTTTACGCGATTTTTTTGCTTTTTCCGGATTATCATGATACCATTTTTTTGATTTATTTTTGAGTTTATCGGAATTTTTGGTGTAATATTTTTTTTGTATTTCATTAATTTTTTTTTTGTTTTTATTCCTATAAACTTCGTCTCGTTTACTTTTGCATGTTTTACATTCTGATCTCAAACCATCTTTTTTTTGTTTGTCCTTGCTAAATTTTTCCAATAATTTATCTGTTTGACAACTAGTACATAATTTATATTTATTCATTACTAATAATATTTTAACTAATTAACTTTTAAGTTGTTTTTAAACGCCATTTTACGCCTTTAGGACGTTCCCGCAATTTGACAGTGTTGCCATTCTATTAACATTGGATCTTTTCGGTTGGCTGATTTACCTACTTCACCAATATTAGAATGACTAGCAACTATTTTTAATAGTTACTAAGGCCAAAGCTACAGATTGCTTAAACCTTGAAAACGTTAATACCTCTGGTTTCCCTAGAGGACTAGACTATACCTTTAGCCATTGATAAATTTCTCAATAACCCACAACCGTCTAGTCGTTGAACATTTAACCTTATAAATATATAAGGTTCTTAGCTGCTGATTGCCCATTTCATCCAAAATATATTTATATTAGAATCATCTTACATATTTTCACTATCTCCGAGTAAAGTCTTGGCCACAACCATGTTACCACAGTTGCTTAGTAATGTAAGTTTTAGGGGTTTCCAGCAATTTGATTGTGTTGCCATTCTTATAATATTGGATCTTTTCGGTTTGGCTGATAACCTACTTCACCAATATATTGAATGACTAGCGACTGTGCAAAAAAAAAAATTTGTGGTGCACTAAAAGCTTTGTCCTTGAATTATCCACATTAATCAAGGCTTGTCGCTTTTCAACCCTTTATTCAAAGGTAATTTGGGGATTTCCCGTTCACTTGATCCCATTCTTTCGAGATGGGAGTGGACTATATCTTAGGCCTTCGTCGAAAGTTGCTAGCTTTCTCATGCCCACGTCCGTTTAGTCTCTGGACTGCATTCATGCCTCTTGCATAGCGAGGTTTAGAACTTGGCTCAGTATTCACCCATTTCAAATTTGATTAAAAATTTTTAACCAAATTATTATCCGTCGGCTTATGACCATACCCTGGCTACTTCTCCAGGCCATAACATAGTTTCCCGTGTTACTTGGTACCGAATAAATAAATAATGAAATATTTATCTACCTTATACGGCTTTAGGATTTCATCTGAATTTGAACGTGTCGCGGGGATATTTTGTAAGCTACCAATGGCTTTAATAGCAATAAATTCCCCCACTAGCAGATGTGGTTTATTTAATAATGGACCACTAAACGGTTTACCCATGACTTATCCATTTTCATCATGGCGTTCTACTTTTCAACCCAACTAGTTTAGGTAAACATCTTGCTTAATCCTTATGGTTTCCCAAAAGGCCTGACTCTACCTTAGGCAAAATTAATTGCCGATAGACATCGAGTCGATGAACTGCACACTTAATATTATTCATTTAAATAATTAATACATTTTTGTAATTTCATTTCCATTAGTTCATATTTTGAAATGAACGATTTTGGTTTTTTTGTTGGATGACTTGACATTCTATATCCTTCTCTACCTCTATTATCTCTATATTTTCTGATATATTTTGGCAATACATTATCTTCAATATATTTTCTTGGTCTTTTATTCATTATCCTACCTTTATTTTTTCCTTTCATACTAATACTTTTCCGCATACATGTTTCTTTACTTTGTATTGAATGTGAACCACCCGACGTTAAATTATAACCATGTGGAGAAAGCGTATTGTAAGTTTTAATGAAAGCTTTTTCAAATTCATTCAATTCATCAATTGAACATTCCCACAATAGTTCTACTTTAAAGTTTTCTTCACTGTATTTTCTGATAGCATTATCCAATATTCTACAATAATTTAAACGGCGTTTTGCTTCAGAAACATGTGCCTTCCAACGTCTAGTATATCCATGTTTTTTTCCGGAATTTAAATATTTTACGCATTGACCAATATATTGTTTGCCCGAAGGAGATGTTATTAAATAAATGTCACCCATTAATAAAATATTAGTGTATAAATATTTATATAATATTAAGTGCTTGGCTGCTGATTGCCCATTTCAGGAAAATAATTCCATCACCTCCTGAATTTTTACCATACCGAAGTTCATATCTTCGCCATATGAATGTCGCCACTCATACTTGGTATCAGGAGTTTTAGGGTGTTCCAGCAATTTGACTATCTCGCCGAAATAAAATTTTCGACTAGCGGGTTATATAGATTTCATAATGGAACAACGTTTCTACATTTAATGAAATCCCCGATTTTTACAAGCCTTTATCCTCTACAATAAATCAGGAACTGTAGAGGGCTCCCACTGTTGGCACCCAAGATGTGATCTAAGCACCATATGCTACTAACTGCATTAACGATTATTCCCATATGTTTCCATACGGGTCGGACTATATTTTATCGGCTTTTAAAAAATGATTAGTTTTTCTCGCCGCCACTCACGTTTAGTCTCTGAACTGCATCCAGTCCGAATTATTTGTTGTTTAAAATAATTTAAATTTTTAAATAATTCAGATATTAGGTCTCATCAAAATGACCCTTAGGACTTGGCTGCGGATTACCCATTTCCGGATGAATTAAATATATTGAAATATATTTATCATCTGTCATACATATGATTTTTACCGTACCCAAGTTAAATCTTGGCCATTAACCAATTTCTTGGTTAACTTGGTACATATGTCTTTAGGGCTTTCCCGCAATTTGAAAGTGTTGCCATTCAATAATATCAGTCTTGACTAATATTATGAATGACTAGCAACCATTTTTAGTGGTTACTGAGGCCTGACTTACAGTTGACCTCCAGCCATTGTATTATATATCTATATGGAAGAAAAAAAATTTAAACATTATTAAAATTTTTTCTCTTGTAATTCACATCAAAAATTAACATCAAATTATAAATCAACCTATAAACAAGTTTAGTATTATTAATATGCGTTTGGATATTTCTCTGGATGATAAATAAATTATTAAATTTAAATATAATCATATTAATTTTTCATATATATTATGATCAAACATAAACATACGAACCATTAATTTTTGTTTAAATATGTCTCCCCAAATTAATTTATTACTTTTGGATAAATTATCAG